ATTAAAATTGACGCCTATAAAAAGGCAAAACCGATTGCAGAAAAAATGTATATGTCTATGGGTTCTTTTATACGTTATTTAATTGACAAAGAAGAAACTAAACCAACCCTACAGAACGGAGAGGATAATCATGTCAGAGCAGAGTGAAATGAAAATTAGATCAGCATTATATAGTGCTGTTTTGCAAAAACTTAACGGAGAGTTATCAGAACTTGAAGCGAAAGAAATTTTGTTAGTAAATAATCCTACTTACATTACGAGTAAAGATTTTGATCACGCTAATCATATTGAAGAATTAAAAAATATCATCATGGAAAAAGTAGATGTTAGAGAGGCACTAAAAGATGTAAAAGCATTATTTAGTCAATCTCAAGTTCCTCTTCCCGAAGCTGATGGAAAAAAGAAAAAAAATAGTTAGTGGAGTTGTTAAATTCCACGCCCCTCATCCCGATTCCGGGAAAACTATAAACCGCGTCAGAGTACATTACACAGATGGTTCTGTGAAAGAGTTTGACGCGATCGAGTGGGACATGATGGTTCAAGAAGGACGTAAACTGTGGATACAGCACGAAAAAGAATTATCAAAAAACCCGGAAAGATTTGATGGATAAAAAAGAAGAAGTTGAAATTGCATTCGATATTTACCAACCTTTTGGACCAAGTATATTAAAAACAAAATTACCTCAATTATATGTTGATGGACTTAATGCGCAAGCAGATGGTGTATTAATGGACGAGAAGGCAAGTAAAGACCGTGACTGGAGTCACAACCTTGCCGGAAATGTTAAAAAAGAAATAAGTATAGATCATATGGCTATCGAAGGATTGCCAGAGTTTCTTGCAACCATATCGCAAGAATATACGAAGCGAGTACTCCCCGATTTTCTTCCAGAGGGAACAAAAGTAGCGTTTCGTGTTTGGGCTGTTAGTCAGTGGGCTGGCGACTTTAATCCGATACACATTCATGACTCCAATTTGTCGGGTGTATGCTTTTTAAAAATTCCTCCCAAGTTTGATGAAGAGTATGCAAAAGAAGATCACCATCCTACTGCGGGCTGTCTAGAGTTTATTGGTTCTGTACCAAATCATTTTGCACGTCATAGTTTTTTAGCAAAACCAGAAGTAGGAGACTTTTATATTTTTCCTAGTTGGTTAACACACCAAGTCTACCCTTTTAGAAGTAAAGGAGAACGCCGTTCTATGGCTTTTAACGTACATTTTACTGCAGAAAACCCCGTGAAAGGCCTTAATGTCTGATATAATTGAGACGAAATATGATAAACAAGCAAAGAACTTACGATATAGATTTGATAAAGAAGGCTTTAGAAAAGCAAGATGGGAACAATTAGAGCGAAAAGAAAAAGATTATTGGCGGGGCCGGGTTCAACAATGGAGTCAAGATAGGAGTATACATGCAAAAACGAGAGTTTAAAGATGCAATGATAGAGATGTCAGACAATGTATCACGCCGTATTCGTGATTATTCTGATGAAATCATCTTAAAATATAAAACACAGGACGGTAAAGTCCTTGATGGGACCGATCTTAACGGCGCCCGGACAGTCTTATACGTTATTTTAAATAAGTTATTAGAGGATTTTGAGCCAAAAGATAATACATACGAGAGAATAGAGAAGGAGATTTGTGATCTTTTTGAGATATCTTATGACAGTCGGATATATGAGGAAGAAGAGCTAAGCTGAACACGTCAAACATTCCTCATCTTCATCGTAATTAGTTACAAACATTTCTTTAGGAGTCGCTTTATATTCGGGCGGGGCCTCAGTTGTGCCACATTCACATAGTTTTTGTGATTCTAATTTTTCTATTTTGTCTTGCAAATACACAATAACACTTTGTAATTCTTCCGCCGTCATATAGTCTCCTTTGTTTTGGGGGTAAGCTTCTAGGTATACACCCAAACGCTATAACAAAGCAACCTCTTTTATTTTTGGGATATTTTTTCCCCTATGGCATAGACCATTAGAGCAATTAGAGCCAATAATAAGATGATTGCGACTAATGCCGTCAATATAAGTATCTTCATTTCTTCTTTTTCTTTTCTTTTTCTCTTTGTTTTTTTTCTGATTTATCAAGAAACATCCAATCAAGTCTTGGACCAAAATACCAAGCTTTACATTTATGTCCTAACCAATCAGTCATCCAGTACCATTGTGAATAAAACGGCATAAAGTCCTCCCATGTTTTCTTACGTTTAGCCAAGTCCAGCCATCTCCGCACTCATACCCGCTGCTCTATTAGGTGTTTGTTTTGCCCATTTACTGTCGAGCATTTCGATTGCCGCCGTTTGATAATCGGGGCCATCCTCTAATGCTTTCAACATGTTCTTAAATTTGCTTACACCTGTTTCGCCTAACTGAAACACCATCTCTATGATGATTTCTTTTGCAAGGCTGTCTAATATGCGGCAACCCTTTAAAAGCCTCTCAGCGCCTTCTATGGCGTTTTTTAAATCGTCTTTTAGGATATTCATGAGGAATTCTTCGTCATACTCCTTATTGTCCTCCCAAAAGTCTTCGACGCATAAATGCCCGACGCCCACGGTTCTCTTACCTAGGGTATCAAGATAGACTTTGTTTCTGTAGCCTTCGTGTTTCTTTACTGATTGTAGTAGTCTATCCATGTCCATTTTCATTCTCCCTATAGGTTATATCGAGATAAGCAATTGATTTCACCCACCCCGTTGGTATGGCGATATGACGACCGCCATCTTGTTCCGCGTCGTATTTTGAGTAATCCGCCATGATCACTGTTTTTGTTTCGTTATGTGTTACCATCCATCCCATTGAATGGCACACGGCCAACGGTTCTTTTTGTACGTCGGTGACAGAATGCCAACCGGTTTGCCCGTCTTTGGCGTCGTACCACGTAACAAGGACCATGGGATGTTTAATCATCTCTATCTATTCCCTTTCTGCATGTTTTCCTTGGCTTTTAAATATTGCAGATTATTTTCAACATGAAAACCACAAACATTTTTACCTTTTAATGGTACTATATGATCCACATGATAACCTTTAGGACAGCAAACATATATTTCTTTTATTGTTTCTAAATTGACCCAAGAGGGAGTGGCTTGTAGAATTCTTGCTCTTCTTTTGGCTTGAATAGCTGTAAAAATACCCCTGTTATTTTCTTTGTATCTTTTATGGATAGCTTTTATTTTCTCTGGATTTTTTTCTTTGTATTTTTTATTAATAGCATATATTTTTTCTTTATTAGCTTCGAGATAAGCTTTGTTTTTAGCATGTACCTCTTCCTTATTAGCTTTGTAAAATTCTCTATTATAAAACAATATTTCTTCTCGATGTTTTTCCCTATATTTTTTATTATAAGCTTTTAATTTCTCTGGATTATTTTTTCTTTTTTCTCTTTGATTATCATTTAGTCGTTGTCTATTGGCTTCTCGATACGCTTTTTGATAAACCTTTTGATAATCTTCTCTCATTTTATTCATGGTCCTCTAGTTCTTCATAGATTTCCATGACCCAATCTTTAAATGCGCTCATGTTATTCCTTTCTAGGTTTCTAAATAGAGAGGTGTATACTCTCCCATGTGTGATCCCGCAATGTTATAGTCGAAGTATTCGACCGCTTCCTCATAGGTCATCTCACTACGCCCCATGAGTAATTCTAAAATTAGTTCCGTGTCGTAAACTACTCTTGTTCTTTCTCCGTCCCACACTACTCCCGCTATGGCTTCGTCGAAACCATCGGCGAACATAAGGTTCGGTTCGTCGTCGCCATAGAGATCGACTATGTCTGCTCTGTTCATGGGGTATTGATACCATAATTTTGGACCTCGGACAATGGACAAATTGACGCATATAATTAACCAAATAACCTTTCCGCAAATATACTGCCTATTTTTGTTAATTTAGCTTCTTTCATTCTTTTATCACTACCTTTAATAAGAGTTTTAGTAATCCAACCTTTACCCTGTCTTATTTTCCCATTATCTTTAATTCTAGCATCAGATAACATTTCGCTATTCCTTGATAAAGTAAATCTTTCAAAATTATATTTATATTGAATATCTAATAAAAGCACGGGCCTCTCCTTTGCTTTCCATAATTCAAAAAGAATTATAAGTTGAACTATAGGAATTGTTCTATGTCTTTCTTCTGATTGGACTTCATTTACTCTGGTTAAAAAATCTTCTATACTCATCAATTCCACCACTCTGGCTGACTTCTGCCCTTTTCCCATTTAGCAAAGTATTCTTTTTCGCCTTTATAGTAATCTCGGTACGCTGTTACATAGTTTTTGTTCTTATATTCATCGGGCATACATTGAGGTGGTGTTGTCATGTCGCCGTCTGGTATATCATCTATATAATTATTAGATGAAATATTTTGTATAATTCTAAAAGACTTATGTTCTTTCTTAAATCTGTATTGATATTCATTATTAATCCATAGCGCATTATCTAAGGCCCATTTAAAATTAGAACGATTATCTCCTACCCATTTAGTCATAGGATGATTGGGATAAGCTTCTTTATAAATACCTGTGCTAATTCCCATCGTATGAGAATGAAGTGCAGTTGATAACATCTGCGCTGATTCTAACAGCATTTTAGGAACGTGCTTATCGCACAACATTTCTGCTGATCCGTCTGGTGTCTTGTCTAAAAAGAATATGTTCATTATCTCTCCTCCACATCTACAAGGTCTGCTTTCTTATAATCTTCTTTATCGCATAGTATATCATTTCTTGCGCACTCTTCTCCGTTTGGATAGGTGCCTTCTTCTAATATCTTTCTTGCTTGTTCTTCGTCCTCGGCGAATACTTCATACTCCAAGGAACACGGAACTACAAATATATACGTTTTCATAATACCTCCTTTTGTATTTCAAATTGAAATCCTACATTATCCTCATGTTTAGTTTCATAAGGTGAATAATCACCCGAATAAATTAATTCTTTAGCTTGTTTTTCATCTTTTGCTTCGATAT